ATTGTTACTGTCCAGTTCTACGAGAGGCTTCCATCATAAGTCTAATGGACTTTATATTCTCATCAATGCGACCCATAGTTACAGCTTGTTGTTGTACCACCTGTTCTAAGGTGTTGATACGAGCTTCATGGCGCATTAGGTCTCTAGTATTACTTTCGATAGCACTATTAAGTGATGATACAAACCAGACCAGTGCTACAGTCTGAGCAAGTATAGCCAAGACAAAAGTCAATGGTATGCTTTTAGATAAATGCCATTGCGTCTCTTCTTCCATTACTTGTACTTCTTTCGGTCTAATTCAAAGTGTGGTGCGTCATAGAAGCTCTTCCAGTCACCACCCCATACGATGGAAATGTCAAGCTCTTCTGCTGCTGTCTTCATAGCCTCAGACATAACCTCAAAGCGTTCGAGGTCATTCCAATCTACAGGCCAAGGGACCATATCCACAGCATGACCTGTGATGTGTCGAGAGTTTAAGGTAGTAGACTTACCAGCCTTAAGCAGTTCACGTTGACGACTGATGTTACGGATACCTTCGATGACTGTGAAGTCAACCTCAGTGATCTCAATGGCTTTCTTAACCACAGCGACCATATCAGGGTGTACTCCTGACAGGCTCTGTAGGCTACGTGTTCCAAGTTTATACGACATGATCTATCCTTACTATGGTTTAGTTGGCCAAACTACTGTGGGGAAGCCATCTTGTTGGGGTACGTCTAACAGTTCTTGACGGTAGTTAGACCACTTATCTTGTGCGACAGGGGTAAGTTCAGCCCAACGTAAGGCGTTACCTGCAATGGAATCTACTTCAAGTAAACGAGTGTTACGATCAGCACGTATATCAATAGCAAGTGCTGCGTCTATCTCAGATTGGGTTGGCGCAACGTAAGGTGCAAAGTCTGTACCTATAAGAGACATTACTGCATTATTGTCAATGATTGTGTCAGTGTCAGCAGGGTCAAGTGTGTAAGGTATCCAGCCGTACTGTGGGTGGTTAATCTCTACATCCATACGAAGGTTGTCAGCTTGAAGTGATGCCGCATTGCGGACTTTTGTAATTGTAATGCTCATTTAAGAAATCCTTAAGAAGAGTGTACCTCGACCATACGTGCTACCTGAGTTGTAGGTAACACCGCCCATAGCCCTCCAAGTGCCTGACTGATAGCTAGAACCCCTTGATAACTGAGTAGCACTACTGTTGTACACTGTATTGGTGGCACTAAGGTTCTGTACGGCGTTAACACCAGAGTCAAGTAAGCTGCTTCCAGAGTACGAGCCACCCGCGCCAATACCACCACCATTAAGGACCAAGAACTTGTAAGTCCCAACCTCACCATTAGCTGTTGGTTGAACGTAAGTTGTTGCAAAAGCATCTATAGCAGCCTTAACTTTAGCTGGAGACACAAGGCTCTCCGTATTGCCTGTTCCAGCTTGCCAAGTTGCAGTAGACTGATCCCCAAGCAGACCAGTCTGAGTGCCTGATGTGTTGACTACTTGAGTGTCGTCAAGAATACGGAAGGCATCTGCTGACTGATCGAAGTAACCTACGTTTATCCAGTCGTCATTGGCTTCAGACCTCAGCTTAAGTATGTTGCTAGAAGTGTCATACCACATCATGTTAGCGTAAGTAGTAGAAGGCGCGGTAGCTCCACTGTTGGTGCTTCCTAGAGCCTGTAGGGCATTGTTTATGTCTGCTCTAGTGGCAGGGAATGTTTGGTTTGCGATTACTAAGTCGTTCTGTGACATTTAGTTATACTCCACGTAAGCTGTTAGTGCTGATATAGACGGGGTTACATTGTTTGCAGAAGATGTAAGTATTACCTTAAATCTAAATGCTCTTGCACTAAGGTCTGCAACCTTAATTGCACTGTAGTCAGACCAAGTAGGGGAACCTGTTGGGTCATCCTGTGTTGTAGACACAAGTGTTATGATGTTAGTGTCCGAGAATTGACTGGTACCACCCAAGTCATCAAACAATGCTGGTGCATTATCAAACAAGTTTGGCTGATCATCAAAAAGGCCAGCGGTGTCATCATGTCTTGTCGTTAAACCGCTAACGTACACACGACACCTTTTAACAGTACTGTCTCCAGTCTGTATGTAATTACTGAAGAGGTATTCCCCTTCAGCGGGTGCTGTGACGTAATCATCAATTCTTAAGTCAAGTCCCACAACTTCAGAGTTTGTCTTAGACCCAGTAAAGGAGGGGCTGTCTGTCAAAGTTATGCTGTTAGCTAAGGGTTCGATGTTGGCGAAAGGTACAACCACAGAAGTATAGTTGGTCGAGGTAATACCAGACTTATCTACCGCCTTAACCATGTATGTACCTGACCTAGCTGGGATAGATACACTAGACGCTGGCCTAGATACTTTATCAACATAGGTTGAAGCGTTACCCCAACTAGCACTAACTATATCGGGGGAATGTCGAATAATATAGTAGGACAAGTCTAGGTCAGGGACAGCTTCCCAGTCAAGGGTAATAACCGAGCCATTAACTTCAGCTACAAAACTTGAGATGTCTGAGGGTGGTTCAAGTAGACCAGACGCATTAACATCATCTAATTCTCCCCAAGCACCCTTGATACCAAAAGTGTTGATAGCTCTTGCTCTAAAGTCATAATCACCGTCTTCAAGATCGACAGCTTCAAACTTACCAAGCTGACCAGTCCCAAGAGTAATCCAGTCATAATCAGAAGATAATTTAAACTCAGCCTCAACGTAGTCAATTCTTTCAGAGGCACCAGAGGTTACATTAAGTGAAATAATGTTTGTTAGCTTCTCTCTAATAACTTGGGTTCTAACCTCAGCAGATAGACCTACGTTTGGTACATCAAAGGGTGACAACAGGGTAGTGTTATCTCTCTCGTACACGACACCATCAGATACTTCATCATATACAGACTGAGCAGTCTCTCTCAAGGTTATCTGTGTCTGTAGGTCAAGACCGTCAGTCAAACCAAAGCTCCAAGCAACCACTTCAAACTCTTTGTTAGCCCAACCAAACCTAGAGTTAGTCAAACGGATGTTGTCACCCACTTGTACTTGCAAGGTCTTTAACCCAAAGGAAGCATTAACTGTAAGCTGCTGTCTGTTACGCTCCAAGGAAATTAGAGCAATACGTCTAGCTTCAATAGAGTTGTTAGTGAATGGTAGATCAACATCAGCTACTGATTCCTGTCCATTATCAGCAATAACAAATTCTGCGTTAGTAACCTGTGGATAGTCTGTAGTCTGCCAATTACTTTCCTCACCACGGAATGTACCTTTAACTGTGTTGAAGTTGTTTCTACGAGAGTGTCGTGTAGAAACACTAACGCTAGAACGTAGGTCATCCTCGTTAAGGTCAAGTACAGGTGCAGTCCAGTAGGCTGGCTTCATACGCCAACTACCCTGAGCATACCAAAGGCTACCGTCCATAGCAGTAAGGATACCGTTTATCATGTCGTATGGTGTAGAGGCTGTAGTAAAGGCACCATTACAAGTGTAACGTGTTGTACCAGCATCTGTGTTAGTCTGGTCACATATGTTAGCAGCAGCAATGACTAAAGTGTCATCAATGTTAGCAGCTTCTTCAGCAATACCATAAGAAGATGTTAGGTAATCTCTGAGGCACAAGGCTGGGTTATCTGACCATACTGTCGTTGAGGTACGTGGATCATAGACTTTCTTACCGCTAATAACAGATGAAATCTCAGGGATACCATTAGGGAATACATCAGCATCAAACTGTAGGCGTATATACATATATGCAAGACCATTAAGAGTGTGCTGAGTGGTCCAGTGAGCAGATTCACTAATAAGGAATGTGTCTGCTGTTTGATCAGATGCACCAAGATGTAACTTGATACGAATTTTACCGTTGTATTTAGCTGGGGATGTTACATTGCCACTACCATCTAAAGTAACTACTTCATCGTTAATATAGATTTCATCAAAGGATTGTACCTCGTGTCCAGCAAAAGCAAGTACACGGTGAAGGTACTTATTGTTTGTACCTGTAGCCTCATCGTATATACGAGCGCCAGCAACACGCATCCTACCATAGATGATTTGATGGTCTAGTGCTGTACCAATGGCTGTAGTTTGATAACCACGGTTTGATCCACCACCACCGCCAATACCCCCGATGGAAGGTTTAGGGCTAAGTGCCTTCATGGCCGCACCAAGGACAAAGCTAACGGCAAAGGTAGTAAGGAAAGTTGTTAATACAAATCCAGTTGCAATCGCAGATACTGATGCGGATGCTAATGCTCCTATTGCAATTATAGCCATGTTAGTCTCCTATAAACTTTGAAAATACACGTTCGATAGGCTTGAACTTAAGCCGTTCTAAAACCTTATCAAAAGGCTTGTGCGATTTAGTGTTAATTAGGAGTACAGACACACCGTCTTCCTTTAGGCACTTCTCAGCAAACTTTATTAGACGTATACCAGCGAAACCTTTTCGATAGTCTTTGTGTAAGTAGATGACATCATTGCTTGCAAACACATGGTCTTTATAGTGGATGTTATTGTTTAACATGACGACGAAATAACCAACAAGTTCTTCACCACTTCTAGCTGTAAATATCTTAAGGTTGCCTGTTAACTCTAGGTTATGATACGCATCCCAGTCTGGATTTAACTTAATCTTATCCTGATTGAGTGCTATTTCTTTCCAATGAAGCTCAAGTAAGGGTTCTATGTCGGACTGCACTTGGCTTAGAAACTCTTGTTGATACTTAATCATTACTCAGCTTTCCTACCCCAAGATATTCTCTTGTCTTGTAAGTCCTCAATGAAGTCTAATCCCAGATCACTAGGGTATATAGACTTTTGATACCCCGATGTAAATCTAGCTACCCTAGCTCTCTCAAGGTCGATTAGCTTGTTCTCTACAGACATCTCAATAGTAGATGTCTCACCAGATTCTTCGATGTTCATCTGGTCCATGTAACCTGAGAATAACTCATTGAAACCTGTAGACATAGTTTCTAGGTTAATCCTAGACCCATTCTGTAGTAATATATAAGAGGCTGACTCTTGTAGTATGCTACCCTGTTGGAATGTACCAAAGTAAATCTTAGCCACACGCCCCTGATAAGGCTCACTGAGTGCTAGTGATAGAAGTTCTGATGGGATACCGCTTAAGCTAATTGAAGCTCCCTTAACGGCCATCTCAGAGGTTTCCTCAACAGAGGAGATACTTAACAGTTGACCAAGGCCAATCCACTGAGTGCCATCCTCCAAGACAAGAGTACCCTGACCTGTCCACATCCTTACTATATTAGAATCAAACTGAAGTTCAGTGGCAAAGAACGGGTATACTACATTTGCTTCAATGTTTTCTATTGTGATTGTAGACAGGTCACGAGACATACTATGTTCCTTAAAGTTTAACCTGCGATTGCAGCGTTAGCAGCGGTCATATCTTCTGTAGTCCAGTAGTCTTTAGCAACCATGATTTCCAGATGCTCGACATTGCGAGACACTGTGTCTGCCCAGTCAGCGTCGGACATATCCTCTGGTTGACCAGCGTTAATCAGAGCAACTGAGTGACCCATTGCTGTGTAGTGCTGTGCGATTTCTTCTGTGGTTGGTGCGTCAGTCATAGTTATGCTCCTTCTAGGGCTGTGATACGCGCTACTAGGGCGTCGTTTGTTGCAGATAGTTCTTGTACTGCTTTGATAAGGTGCCAAGTTAAGTTGTCTGCGTTAAGAGCCAAGACACCTGTGCTTTCTTCTGTTACGCAATTAGGAAGAACCTCTTGGATTTCTTGTGCGATAACCCCCACTTGGACACCTTGCGTTGGAACTACGTCTGTAGCAGCAAGTTCTGTGAGTTCATCTGCTGTACGGTATTCAAAGTTCCGCACTTGCAGTTGATTTATTTCAGCTAAACCAATGGTGCTGTCAACAATGTTCTTCTTTAGGCGGCGGTCAGATACTTGCCCCCAAGTTGAGAAGTTATTGCCTTGGTATACTGCACCACCAGCGGGGCTTATAAACCCTGTGCTACTTCCTTTACCTGTTTGGATACCACCAGCGGCGATTACTAACTCACTGGTTGCAGCGGCAGCGGACGCACCAGCGTAAGCACCCAAGTATGTGGAACCAAGGCCAGTGGTGTGGGCAGTTCCGTAATAACCAGAGTTTTGCCCCAAATAAACATTGTTATACCCTGTTGTAGCTCCTCTACCTGCATAATAACCAACGGCTGTGTTGGATGCCGTAGTGCCAGTGCCAGTCATACTGTAAAGAGCCTGATACCCCACAGCAGTGCTGTTGGTTGCGGTGGTGTTGGAGGCTAAAGATTGACGGCCTATCGCTACATTGGATGCACCTGTAGTATTAGAACCTGCTGCTGCATGTCCCATCGCCACATTGGATGCACCTGTCGTATTGGCATATAGTGCATGGTAGCCAAGAGCAGTTATTTCTGAGCCAGTACTATTGCTATACCCAGCCTGATACCCAACAGCAGTGTTGTTGCTGGCGGTGGTGTTGGCACTTAAAGCGTACCCACCCATTGCGGTGTTGTATGCGCCAGTAGTGTTTGCATCTAAGGTCTGGTTGCCAAACGCATGGTTTTGTATGCCTGTGGTGTTTGCCTTTAAAGCAAGATACCCAAACGCTTGAACCCCGCCAGATGTGTTTGAATAACCAGCCTGATACCCCACAGCCGTACTATTACCTAGCGTAGTATTTGTATACAGCGACTGATACCCAACCGCTGTGTTGTTGGATGCGGTGGTGTTGGAGAATAAAGTACCATGCCCTATAGCCACATTACTAGCACCTGTACTGTTGCTGTAAAAAGAAGCCCCTCCAACTGCTACGTTTTCATTGCCAGTAGTATTATTATAACCAGTAGCAGAACCAACAAACACTACATTATTTCCTGTTGTGTTACTGTAACCTGCTTTTTGTCCTAAAGCCGTGTTGTAGGATGCGGTGCTGTTGGAGTAGAGGGCATCTTTACCCAAAGCAGCGTTATTAGAGCCTGTTGTATTAAATCGCATAGAGCCCATACCCACAGTGGTATTATCTACGCCCGTTGTGCTTATAACCGCAGCGTTACCCCCGACTGCGGTGTTATTGTTGCCTGTATTTGCGCCTAAAGCACTACCTCCAATAGCGGTATTATATTCCGCTGTTGTTACAGCATCCCCTGCAAAAGCACCCAAAGAAGTGTTTAAGTTACCTGTCGTTATAGATGTTCCTGAACTATTACCAATAACTGTATTATAACCACCAGAAGTAACACTATCCAAAGCAGTATTACCCAACGCCACGTTGTATGTACCAACAGGATAGTTACCGTCCAGCTTGATTGTGCCGCCGTCTACGTCAAGTGTCGTAGTGCTATCGGCTATATCTCTTGCCTTACTCATGGCTTACACCTCCTGTGCAGCTAGGTGTGCAGCGTAGGCAGCTTTGACATCATCCGTATGTACTGCATTGCAGATCGCCTGTAGCTCAGTGCTTTCGCCTGTGATGTCAGCATCTGGTGCAATGACACGGCGTGAGAACGAGCGGCTAATCTCTGTGCCATCGTCGTAGATTACACGGGCGGAGCGAACCTGTACGTGCTTGTAGTCGCCTACGATTTCGATCTTATCGTCTAGTGTTGTTTCTGTTAGTGCCATGATGGCCTCCTATTTTATCGTGGCTTTGTTGCCACCTGACTACCCTGTGATCCAACAGGGGTGGTTATGATGCGGTATTATACGTTATATTAATAGCAAAATATCCAGCACT